CCAAAATGTCAAAGTGCTTATTACCCGCGAAGGTAAAGCGTAAGGAGGAATCTTAAACATGAAAACTACGCTAGATGTATTGATACAAAAATCTCTCGGCACGTACAAGCCGATTCAATATTTGAGCAACCTTTGTATTAGCTATTATGAATCTCCCGAATATGCGCACCGCAGAATTTTCCCTGTGGTGCCGGTCGACCTTCCGTCGGGGCATTTCTACACGTTTACGAAAGAAGATTTAGCGAAAGACCAGGTTTATCAGAAGCCGCCGCACGGCAAAGTTCAGCCCGCAGTATTCGGCGTCAGCGAACAAAGCTACAGTTGCAAAGTTTATCAGACGCTCATTGGCTTAGACCAAATCATGACGCTCCCTTATCAACGCACGGGTGCGCCTGGCAGTGCTGACCCTGTCCGCGCTCGTGTCAAAGTTATCAATGAGCAAATCGCAACGCACCAGGAAGAAGACTTCGCGAAGAAATTCTTCCACAAGGACGCATGGAACAACACTTGGACTGGCGCGGCGGCGGCTGACACCGCTAACAAGAAGTTTTTAAAATTTGACAACACCGATTCTGACCCCGTGACGCTCTTTGATAACCTTGCGATTGACATTCGCCGCAACGGTCGCCGCAAACCTAACAAACTCGCGCTCGGCATTGAGACTTTCAAAACACTCAAAAATAATCCGTCTATTCTCGAAAGGATTAAATACAGCGGCACGACGCAGAACCCCGCAATCGTCAATGAAAATGTTCTGGCGCAAGTCTTTGGCGTAGACCAAGTTGTTGTACTGGACGCAACCCACTACAGCGAAGGCAACATGGATTTTATCTGCGACAGCAAAGGCGCGTTGCTCCTTTACGCACCCGACACGCCCGCTATTGACATGCCGTCTGCGGGGTATTCTTTCACATGGCGTCTTGATAACAACAATTATATCGGCATTGACACTTTCGAGGGCGAACCAGGCACGCATACGAATTTCGTGGAAGGCATTATCGCTTACGACCACCAGATAACCGGTCAAGATTTGGCGATTTACCTGACTGATTGTGTGGGGTGATTGAATGATTCGGGCAAAGAAAGGTTGCCGCTTCGCAGGTAAGAATTACTCGGCTGGTGACGCCGTCCCCGAATCGGCAATCGACGCAAAAGCAATCGGCGCGTTGCTCCGCATGAAAATCATTGAGCGCGTAGCCGACGAAGTGAAAAAGGCGGCAGAAGAAATAAAACCGCACCCGCAACCGAAACCGAAAGTTAGCAAGGCGACTAAGGCAGGGTGATAGCCGTGACTTACAGCTACAATCCCGCGCTGATAAATGACGGTGGCTTAAATCAAATGCGGTTCGCGCTCGGTGATTGTCTCGTCGCGGAGCCTGAAAAAACCTGCTACCTAAGTGACGAAGAAATTTTAGCGGCTATCGAAGGTAGTAGCACTTTCAAGCGGGCGGCAGTTCGCTTAGTTGAATCATTACTCTTTCGCTTTGGCTATGAAGTCAACACGGAGATTCACGAGTACAAAGTAGACTTAACCGACCGGTTCAAGCATTGGCAGGATTTATACAAGCGGCTCAAAGCTGAAGTTGAGGAAGAAGAATTAGCGAGCAATGCTTTTGGCTTTGCTAGCAAGTGGCAACGCCCGCCCGTGTTTACTCTCGGCATGCATGATTGGGGGCGTTGATTATGTACCTTCGCCCGATGATGATTGCAGAGAAATTTATCGTTGAGGAAAAGAGAACGCGCATTGCGCCTGACGGACGGCAGATAGTGGAATACAAGCCGAGTGGCGAAGAAATTTTAGGCGTTATCTCGACGATTGAGACTTTTGAGCGTGAAAAGTTCAAGGGGACAAAACACGAAGCAAGTCACGGGATAGTTCAGCGGCTGGGCAGAATCAAAGCGAAGGCGGGCGACCGTTTAATCAGCGGCGGTAGAAAATTTATCGTCAGTCACATTGATAATCCTGGCGGGCTTAGTCAGTGGTACGTTTATTGGTGCAACGAAAGGTTTGATTGATATGTCAGCGGCTAGCGATATTGAAATTGCGGTAGATGATATTTGCCAAGAAATAAATCACAACGCAAGGGCAAGGGCGACAAGCGGCTTGAATATTATCCGCAACGCTACACTCATTGTCTTGGGGCAAGACGGCACCGGCAGACGTTACGGTAGCCATGTTGCGTCCGCACCAGGTATGGCACCTGCGCCAATGAGTTCCGATTTGCGAAAAAACTGGCAGAGAACACAGCTAGTCACGCCCAACGGCATGGGCAAATGGGGCTTGAGAATTACGCTAAAGAGCGAAAGCGATATGCCTTATCAAAAATTCTTGGAGCATGGCACACGCAAAATGGAAAAACGCCCACACGTACAACGCATTAAAGATAAAGCACGTCCACAAATAGCGGCTTTGTTCGCTAGCATTTAAGGCGGTGATAACTTGGAATATGAGTTACTTAATCACGGCGAGCAATACGAGTTCGCCAGAGAGATAATCCAAAAGCGCGGCTTAATTCGCGCCAAATATCACAGCTGGGAAGATTATCGTAACGGGCTTATCACCTACGCCGGAAAAACTTTCCTGAAAGTTTTGTTCTTAACCGGCGTGAATATGGCGGCGACTTATTACACAATCAAAATCAGTGAAGTAGTCGCGGGTTCTTGGGCGATAACTTACACCAACGATTTTAAAACGTTTTACACGACAGAGGGCGGCGAATCCGAGAGCGAACTCGATTTTAAAGCCGCCGTATTGAACATATTTAGAGGAGGCGAAACGAATGGCGACGGAACTGGTGAAGAAGGCTGACCTGCTGAGATTTGCGGGTTGGATTTATGAAGGCGTAGCAGAAAATTTCGTAGCAAAGGACGGCGCGAAAGTGCTTAGCACGAACGATTTCACCGACGCATTGAAAGAGAAACTCGACGGCATAGTTGAGGCGACAATCAGCGAAGAAGAATTCAAAGCGGCGTTCAAAAAAGCCGGTGACGGCGAATGAATCTGATTAGCAAAGAGGGATTGCTGAAGGTTATCGGCTACGCGGGCGGCAACAACGTTAGCGACTTGACGATTGAGGATAACAAACTCAAACTCCGGCAGGGCAATTACGAATATATCTTCAACTGCGACGAGATTAACTACAAGGGTAGCGGCGAAGAATTTATCATTGTGTCAATGGCGGACGGCTGGACGGCGCAGGGCAATCCGACTGTCGTAAATAATACCGTGACGCTTGACGGCGCAAGTTGGCTGACGCATGGAGCAATCACGCTCGGCGGCAAGGATTTTCAAATCGTCGGCACCGCTAACGAATCTGCTAGCGATATGGTTGCGCGGCGCAAAATCTTTGAGCTTTACACCGACAGCGATTTAAATCTAAGCCTGTACAGTTCGGGCGCAGGAAAGAATCTTGACCTGCTGATTCATTGCGGCGGCACTTTCGACAACTACGCTGAACCGGCAATCCTCGAACGCGAATATACTTTTGCGCTCGCGTGGAAACAGGCAACCGGCACGCTGACATTGAAAGTTGACGACCAGTTGATTTACACCGTGACGGGCGCGGCGTTCGATACGGCAAAGACTTTTAATCAAGTGCTATTGGGCGCGAGCGCGTACCACGAAGGCGCGACTTGGAAAGGCTCAATCAGTAATTTCAAAATTTATTCCGGCTACGCGGAAGCTTGAAAGGTTAATCGTGCATTTTGTAAGGTTAAGCGGCTCAACGCGGCATAAAGCAAGCACCTGCGCGGCTTAATCGCTGAAAGGTTCCGCAAACATTTTGAAAGGTTAAAATATGAATGAACTAATCAGACGGCGATTGACTTCAAATGAGGCGTTGACTGGGCTATTGGCGAAAGTTTTCACCTCCTACGGCGAAGAACCCGCGATATTTTATCAACGGTCGCCCGCCGATACCGATACGCCCGAATCACTCTATCCGCAAATCATCTTGACGGCAGATAAATATTCGGACGCGCAAAAGGGTGTAGCCGGTCAGCTAATCGTCGACATAATCACGGCACAGTTAGAAGAGGTATCGCCGCCGGAGCCGATTGAACGTTTAGTCCGCCAGTCGCTTGAAAATGTTTTCTTTCGCGGCGAAGAAATCTTTTCAATCAAGTGGAAGACAACGGAAATATTCAGCGAACCGGCAAGTGAAAAACTTCCACTGATATACGGCGCGACAATGACATTCGACCTTTATGAGTGGCCGAGCGCGGAAACGTCGACGCCTGACCCGATTGAAGCGTTAAACTTTTGGGCAAATGTCTTTGAACCAAACTTAATGGTAATCGGCGCGACGGAGTTTGAAGAATTCTTCGAGCCGACACGCGAGCACCCCGCAGTTTATTTCGACATAGAGCGGCAACGGCTGACGGATTTAAAAACGACAGCAGTATTCCTGGACGTGTGGATAAACATTCACATATTCGCCCCGACGATACGGGCGCGGCGCGAGTGGCTCACGGCAATTCACGAAGAATTATTGCTGATAAAAGGCGTTTGGCTAAGCGATGATTCGCCAATGCGATTGATTGATTCAGAATACGACTGGACACGCACCGAAACCGAAGGGCAAATCCAAATGAAGTTCAATTACGGAATCAATCGCAAGCCGAAATACAGCCATACCGTTATGAAAGTCAATTTGCCGGTGCGCAATTCTTAGGAGGAAAAATAAATGGCAGATAATAAATTCAACAGTAGCAATTCAGCGGACGTCGTTACGGCGGATAGCAAACCGGCACAACCGGCAGAAATGACGTATCCTATAGCTGACTTTGTTAGAGCATCGCGTAAGCTTTATGGCTATTCAAATGCTTTAGTCAAAACGGCTCTCGATATGGCGGGCAAGGAAAGATACACCGTCGAAGAAGCAAAGCAAATTGTCACAACTTTTGCTAATACACCCGTGACAAATTAATTTAATACGGCTCGCTACGGCGGGCTTTTTTTGTTAGGAGATGATTATATGGCAGGAACGTTTCTTTTAGGAGAGCGGAAGGTCAGACCAGGCGCATATTTCCGCCGTGAGCGTGCTGGCTTTACTGTTGAAGGTGCGATAAATGGGGTTCTGGCGATTGTTTTTAAATCCAACTGGGGGCCTTTAAACGAGGTCGTTGACCTTGACCAATCAATGTTGAATAACGTTGATGAATATTTCGGCTACGGCAATGGCGTCACGGCAATCCAAGAAGCGTTAATCGGCGGGGCGACAACGGTGCGTTGTGTGCGTGTCGGCGCGGAGAGCGGTGACGATGCTGGCAGTTGCGCCCAAGTTACATTGAAAACGGTGGACAGCACGCCTAAAGACGCAGTAACGATAACAGCTAAATATCCTGGCAGTCGTAGGTTCGCCATTTCCGTTGGTGATGACTTAGCAACTGGCAAACGCCGCGTTGACGTCCTTCATACAACTACGGTCATTGAAAGTTATCTTTTCGACGCGGACGGCAATGCCGCTAAAGATAAAGACGAAGCTAGCTTGCTCGTCGCGGCTATGAAAACTAGTCGGTTCTTTGTAGCCGAGTTGAAGAATAAAGGCACTCTAGCTGATACCACGCAGACAGATTTGACCGGCGGTGCCGACCCAACGGTTGACCAAAATGCATATTCTAATGGGCTTGACAAGCTTGAACGTTATCGTTGGAACGTCATTATTTCTGACAGCGACAGCGCGGCAATTAGGAATCTGATTGTCAACTTTGCTAACACGAGCTATCAAACAGGGCATTTGGGTATGGCGTGCGTTGCTGATACGAAAAATAGGGTATTTGATAATGAAAGCAACGACATTGACGCCACTGGCAAAATTCAAATCGGCGCAAGCTTTAATGACGAAAAAGTTGTTTATATCCCTGACGGCTGGGTTGCTAATGACGGCACCGAGTTTGACGGCTGGAGAGCGGCGGCGCGTATCGGTGGCATGATTGCGGCGAGCGAAACTAATGCCAGCTTGACGCATACCGTTATTAAAGGCGCGGTGAGATTGATTAACGACCGCACCAACGGTGAGATAATCAAGGGTGAACAACACGGTTGCTTAATGCTTAGCCGCAACGAGTTCGACCAGGTTTGGATTGACAATGCGATAAATACGCTGGTGACCTGTGACACCGACCAGGACGAAGGCTGGAAGAAAATTCGCCGGACGAAATGCCGCTTTGAACTTATCGACCGCGTCAGCCGCACGCATGATAATCTTATCGGCAAGCTCAACAACGACGACAACGGCAGAGCAACAATCGTGGCGGCGGCTAATCGCATTATCCGCGAAATGTCCGCCGAAGGTAAATTGCTTCCGGAAAGCTATATCGAGATTGACGAAGGGCACCCGCCCACGGGCGATTCAGTCTGGCTCCGTCATTACATTCTTGATATTGATAGTATCGAAAAAGCGTACAGCACCTACGTCTTCAGATACGGGCAATCTTTCGACGATACTTGATAAAATGCGTTCCTTGCAGTAAAATAAACAAAGCAAAACCGAGCACTCACTCGCTAAAGTCAAATGCTCGGTTTCACAACTAACTGTCGAGGGCAGTGTAACACTCCTTCGGCAGAATTGCAAGGAGTGATTACCATGAAAACTGATAGTGAACGCTACGAACAGGCTAAACTCGCGTACAATGCACTGATAAAATTCTACCCGTTCACGCTTGATGATTTAGACGGCGAAGAATGGCGGACAATTAGTGGGTACGAAGACCATTACCAGATTTCAAATTTCGGGCGCGTCAAAAGCCTTTGGTACGGTAAAATAAAAATTCTAAAACCTACACTTGCTCTCGATTATTTACGCATTGACCTTTGTGACGGTAAAAGGCATCGCCATTTTGTTATTCACCGCCTTGTTGCCACAGCTTTTATTTTAAATCCAAGCAATAAGCCACAAATCAATCATAAAGATACTTGCAAATTTAACAATTATGTTGGCAATTTAGAATGGTGCACGGCAAGCGAAAATGGCAAACACGCTTTTTTTACCGGCTTAAATAAGAACGCTAAAGGCAGTGATGATTCACAAGCAAAGCTCACCAAAGAACAAGTAACGTTGATTCGATTAAATCTGGATAATTTGTCACAACAACAACTTGCTAGGAAATTTGGAGTTTCAAGAAAGACAATCAGAAGAGTTTTAACTAACGAAACTTACAGAAACGTTTAAATAAATCAATATAGCTCGCTTAGGCGGGCTTTTTTGTTTGAAGGAGTGATATTTATGAGGCAGAACGACCGTGCGCCAAAAGATGTACGCCGCGTATTTAGCGGCAAAGACGGCGCGGTTTTCGACGAAGACGGCGAACTTTTAGCAACCGTTGATAGTTTCCAGGCGCAAGTCACGTGGACAAATGCCGACTATAATCCCTTAGGCGACGCGCAAACTCATAGCCATTTGCTTAGCTACAAAGTCACGTTAGCAATAACGGAGTGTACAGTTGAGAGCAATAAATTTTTAAGCGATATGTTCTCAACAATGAAAACGGGCGTGCCGTGCTGGTGGACTTTCCAGCACGATATTAAAGGCTGGGACGGCAAATCAGAGCGCGTTATTTATCGCGATTGCGTACCGGACGGGCAGATTGATTTAGCTAACATGCAAGTCGGCGAACTTTGCAAGCGCACAATCAATCTAGTTGTCAATCAACCGCCCGATTTGCAAAAGATTCTAAGCGCGGCGAACATTGAAAAGATTTACGACTACGCTGACGGCAGGTTTGTAGACACAGAAGGCACCAACGGTTATATTAACAACTAAGGAGAATAAATCATGGCCGAGATAAAAAAATTGACTGATAGCGACCTTGAAAAAATCGATAGCAATATCGCTGACGTACTTTTAGGCGCGGCGGGCTATCTTCAAGGTGAGGGCAAAAAGCAACCAATTAACATCAAGCGCGACGGCAAGCTGCTATTCACGTTCACGATTGAACCGCTTGACGAAAGAACAATGGAGAAATGTCGCCGCCAGAATACGAAGAATAAAGGTCGCCGCAATGAAGAATTCGACGGCACGCGCTATATCTCACAGTTGATTTACGAGGCGACGATTGACGAAGATAAAAAGCGCATTTGGCGCAATGAGGAAGTGTGGCGCAAGCTGAACATCACGAACGGTGCCGACGCCGTGCAAGCTATCTTGACGCCCGCTGAACGTTCCGAGCTTGAAAATATTATGCTTGACATGCTCGGCTTTAATGAAGATTTAACCGAGATGATTGAGGGTTTATAGGATTCGGCGGAAGACTGCGTTTTTTGCACTCACTATTTCAGCGGCATAATATGTTGCCAAGTCAATTCGCGGCCTTACCGCCGGAAGAACGCCGCTTTGTTGCGGCAAGTGAAAAAGTTGCACTAGAAGAATTAGCAAGGCAGTGATTTTTTGCAGATACGAATAGCAGGACTGGTGCCCGAAAGTTACGTTGACGGGCGCGGCATACGCTTTGCGATTTTCATGCAAGGCTGCCTAAGAAATTGTCCAGGTTGCCATAACCCTGCGACGCACGCGCTAGACGGCGGGTGGCTCATGGATACCGAAGATATTATTTACCAATTCATACGCAATCCGCTACTCAACGGAATCACGCTCACCGGCGGCGAACCGTTCTTGCAAATCGACGCGGCGAACGAATTAGCTAAGGCGGCTAAATCTTTAGGGCTGAATGTTTGGTGCTACACCGGCTATACACTTGAAGACTTGCCGCCCAAAGCCGCCGTTTTGCTCGACAATATCGACGTGCTAGTTGACGGCGCATTTATCGAAAGCCAACGCGATTTAGATTTAGAATTCAGAGGCTCCCGCAATCAGCGCATTATCAACCTTGCTGATTTTCGCCACTCGTGATATAACCACAAAAGAAAAGAACCGCCACCCGCAAAAGCAACGGTTCTTTTCAGATAATCAACGAAAAATAAAATTAAACATTAGCCGCCTTCGGGCGGTTTTTGACTTTTGAGGGGGTGGACATTATCGCAGACCGCACGGTTCAAATTATTATCGACGTCGCGGACAAAACCGGAGGGAAGCTCGACGGGCTTAAGAAAAGTTTATTGGCGATAGACGCCGCCGCTCAAAGAACACGCGCAAAACTCGCCGCCATTGGCAATCGGGCTTATACTGCGTCGATTCGTTTAATCGACCGCGTGACGCAACCTGGCAGTCGCATTAACTCCTTCCTTAAATCGCTCGCCAATAAGACATACACAATCGGAATGAGACTTAACGACGCTGTTTTCGGCAAGATACGTTCGCTCGAAGCAAGCCTTATGCGCATTGCCGGTCGTGCTTATACAGTCGCAGTCAACCTTAAGGATAACGTCAGCGGCAAAATCAAAGGAATTGCGGACGGTGCACTCATGGGCGCGGGCGGTTTAGGCTTAGGGCTTATGGGCGGTGCCGGAATTGGTTACGGTGCAGTCAACGCCGCTCAAGCGTACATGAACTTTGAAAAGCAGATGTCGAAAGTGCAAGCAATCGCTATGTTAGATAAATCTTCGCCCGAAATGCAAGCTTTAACTCAACAGGCGAAGGATTTAGGCGCGGCTACCGCTTGGACTAGAGAACAGGTCGGGCAGGCGCAATACTACCAGGCAATGGCGGGGTGGTCTCCGGAACTTATTCAAAAGGCAACACCAGCTATCTTAAACCTTGCTAGCGCGGGTGCGACTGACCTTGCAACCACTTCAGACATAATCACGGACACTCTTACCGGTTTTCAAATTAGAGCAGACGAAACTTATCGTGATTCGCAAGGACGGTACGTCAACGCCGCCGAACATTACGCTGACATTATGGCTAAGCTCGTAACCAGCGCGAATACTGATATTCCGCAGTTAGGCGAGGCACTTAAATACAGCTCAAACGTCGTCGGGGCTATGTATGCTGATAAGGATATTCAAACGCGCATGCACGCCGCCGAAGACGCTATGGTGATGACAGGCCTCATGGCGAACGCCGGTATCAAAGGAAGCATGGCGGGCACGGCGACGCGCGCTGTCTTTAGTCGCTTTGGTTCGGAGAATAGGAACGCTTATTTTGGCTTGCAAGCTTTAGGCGTCGACTTCAAGGACGCGAACGGCGAAGTCAGAAGAATCCGCGACATATTCCACGATTTGAATCAGCGATTTAGTCAAGGCGTCAGTGCTGAAGGTATCGCCGAATTTGCCGAAATGATGACTGAAACGAAATTGCACGCCGACACCCGCCGCAAGTTGACTTCGTTTATGGAAAGTATTCAAAAGAACGGCGGCAAGATGACTGGCGCGGATAAGCTCAAACTTAGTTCAATGCTTGCCGGTCAAGAAGCTATGTCGGGTTTTATGGCGGCGATTATGGGTGATTGGGACGCACTCGGCGAAAAGATTGACAACGCTCACGGCGCGGCACAAGCTATGGCAGAGATTCAGCTTGATAATTTATCCGGCTCGTTGACTTTGCTTGGTAGTGCGTGGGACGCCTTCCAGCAAGGATTTTTCGAGGGCGGAGCCGGTGACGGTATCCGCGCTTTTGTCGACAGCTTAACTGAAGTCATTTCCCGTGCTAACGAGCTTTTCAAGGACGGAATACAAGTCGGCGACATTGGCAAACTAATTGCTGACGTTGTCGACCGCTTGAAGAATAAATTCATGGAGCTAGACGGCATAGGCTCAATCTTAGCTGGCGGCGCGTTAATGGCGGCTTTTGTAAAAATCGGCAGAACGATTCAGCGCGTTATTGGTTATGCTGGACAGTTGAAAGGCTTGCAGATAGGACAAATGCTCGGCGGTGCAACCGGTGCTAAGGGCGGAACAGTTGCAGCGGCGTCGCAAGTCGGGACAATGAATGTAACTGCTGGCGTCGTAAATATCGCGGGTAAAGCTGGCGGTGTTGGTGGTGGTAAAACCGGAACGGTTATAGGCGGTGCAAGTGGTGCGGCTAAAGTTGGGACAAGTACCGCTACGTTAGGAGCACCGTCAGCTGTTGCGCTTGCACAACAAAATCTCGATAAAGCTCGCGCCGATTATAATAAATTGAATTCGCAACTGCTCGCCGCTCAAGCTAGACGCGATAACACTTGGAATTATGTTAGCCGCCTTCATGCGCAAGGTGCTAGCGATAGTCAGTTGGCGACGGCTAGAGGCGTAGCTCGCGCTGAAAGTGAACGTTTCGCGCGTGAGCAAAGTAAAATTCTACCGCACCTAACCGCCGCAAGTAACCAAATGGCTCAAGCCCAATCGCGACTTAGGGCGGCTGAACGTAGCGCGGCTAGTGCAAACACTTACTACGGACAGCGGCAAGCTTTTAATGAGCAGATAAATTCGCGCGTCGCGGCTTATAACGCGCAAATCGCTCAAAGCAAACAAATTGTCGCCGACCAGAGAGCCGCACTCGCAAACTTGAAATCTAACTTCATGAGCGGGGCTAAAGGCGGCGCGGCGTTCGCGGCTATCTTCGGTATGCTCGACGTTTTCAATCAGAAAGGCGTATCAGCTGAACGCGCTAAGGAAGCCGCCGACGCTCTCAACGTTGCCAAAGCTGAATATCAAGAACTCGTCAGGCAGAACCGACCGCTTGAAGAATTAGCGCAACACGCCGCCGATATTCAGAAATTACAAGCCGAACAAACACAAATATTGCAAGATAATAAAATGGCTGAACGCGACGCGCTAGCAGGGGCTACAGGTTCCGTACTCGGCGCGGCGATTGGTGCAGGGCTGGGAAGTTTTATCGGGCCTTTAGGAACGACCATTGGCGGCGTTATCGGCAGTGTTATTGGTGATTATTTAGGGCATAAAGCCAACGAAGTCGAAACACCTACGCAAAAATCAGGGGACTTCTTCACGCAAGGCGCGTCTGACATAGCAACCGAAAAGCCTAGCGCAAAACAAGTCGCGGCAGAAAACTTTAAGCAGACAGTTGAAGAATCGAAGATTGAAGCGGCATTTCACGCACGGCGGGCGCAAGGCGGCGGCAATCAGGAAACTATATCGCAAGTCGCGGCAAGAAATATCGAAAACGCCGCAACGAGAATTGAAGCTACACGGACTAGAATTCACGCAATGCGGGCGACTTTCGACCAAAAGGAAAGGTTCAGCCTTTATGACGATTATTTGAAACGTCAGGGCGCGTCGTTGCCGATGTGGAATAACAACGCTCAAAACGCTATGCAAGAATATTATCGCCAACAGGCAGAATCAATGGCGGCGATGCTACCGGCGCAAGTGATTGCTAATCAGCAAAAAGGCTGGGATTTACTTCGTGATATGTTTGGTTTTGGAGGAACGGCGCACGCCGCGACGCTTAGCGAGGAACAGCTACTTCAACAAGCACAAATGGAGAGACCGCGCACAATCGGCGAAGCCATTGCACAGAATACGCAACTAACGCCGGAAATGTCTCAACCGGAATCAACGCCGCTTGATTTTAGCTCAATCACTGAACAGCTTTATTCCGACATGGAGAGTTTCACCGAAGGCATAAACGAATTATTCAGCGGAATTGGCGAAAGTATATCTGAAACGCTCACAACCAGTTTTGAAGGCGTAGGAGAGACTTTCAGCGGCTTTACGGATTCAATCACGGAAAACCTTACAAGCGCG